GTCTTGTTTGGGAAGAGTCCCATAATCATGATACCAGGGAGAAGCAATAATGCTAAGCATTTGGCAGCACTCAAGCGGCATCTTGACAATGTGTTTGTCAGGAAGACAGATAGCACTTTCAGCGGGGAAAGGATTCGTGACAAAGATATTCATTCCAATGGTCTGTTAAATTCGTTAGAAACAATATCAGATGCATGAAGCACCTGTTTCATGTATTCTACACCTGCTTGTGGATCTGTGTGATCCCCACAGGTAAAAACGTCACAAACTGCCATACCCAATTCTGGCCAGGTATGAATGCTGATGTGAGACTCAGCAAGCATAGCAACACAAGTTACACCTTGAGGATCAAACTTGTGTGAATTAAGTGCCAGCAAAGTAGACTGACACTTCACACTAGCATGGTACACCACATCTCTAACATACTTCTCATCATCTAGAAGAACCATAGAGCACCCCTTAAGGGTGAACAGGATGTGTTTCATCAACCAAAACTGGAATCAGGTTCCAGAGCGATATAGTAAGTTAGATTGTAGTTTTTACTCACGAAACGGGAGAGAAGTTTCTCGGAAATTACAACTTCATAAGTTCCAGGAAGAATTTTGATATTCTCAACCTTGAAGTTGAAGCAGAACTCAGCATCAGTTTCGCCAACGGTGATGGAATATTCGTTAGAAGTATCATTCTTCTTATCCCGAACAACCAACTTAACTACACCCGCTTCACCAACAGCGCAGAGATCAGGAAGTTGATAAACAGCAGATGCTTTCAGAAGAGAAGCAAGTTGATTGCTGTCAAGATTGAAACAAACATCTTGAGATGGGAGAGAAATAGACTTCTCGGGGGGACTCACGATAACACTGGGATCAGCAAAGAAGTATTTCGTCTTACGATCTTTTCCATCACGAATCATCAGATTGGAATCATTGGAAAATTCAATCTGAGGATTATCATAAAGAGAAATACCATTCAGAAACTGAACCAGATCATAGATGGCAAAGTCACGAGGGAACTCTTCTTCAACTTCTACCTCTGCAAGAATATTCTTCATCACAGACATGGTACGAATCGTATTACCCTTCTTGAAAAGAATTGACTGATTGATAGAAGCAAAGTTCTTGAGAAGGTTGAGAGTTTTTTCAGAGAATTTCATTGGGTTCCTAGTTTTCATTGGTTGTAAGTTTCACGGACAGCGTTTTTGTCGTTGAAATTCATAAGAAGCACTGCATAGTGCAGAATCTTCATAATGTCACGGCGAGCACTCCCCTTCTTATCATAACGGGAAGCATACTTAAGAATATTACTACGACAGAATGCCTCACCATCGCCACACGCTTCAATCAGGTCAAGCGTTTGAATTTGTTGATCGCCAGCAGAATAGTGCTGAGTATAAGTTCCACGGATGTATTCAAGAAGTTCTTTGACGATTGCTTCTTCATTGTACTTCCATGGAGTTGCAGGAGAGTTAGGAATCACGTTATCAAGTGTAGTATCAACATAAAAGGTGTTTTCGTCCATTTTTAGTTCATCGTAAAGTAAAGACCAGGAATTAACCATAACAGAAAAGGAAATCATTGACTAGTGATTCTGCCTTTTCCTTTCCAAACTTGCTGGAAAGATATCCACTCACAGGATCCAACTCTTTCATGTATTTGTCAAAATCACTGTAGGTGTGTTTGGCGGAAGTTCCACTAGGTTTCTCCAATTCTAACATGCATTTGTACGCTTGTAAATAGGATCGGAAGTCATCAAGGTAATTGTTAACTTCTGACATTGTGCATTTGCGAATAAAAACATTTTCGGAGAAATGATTTCCAGGTTCAAAGAATCTAAATGTTCCATCTGCCTTTGGAAGGTCTGGATGGGAGAACAAATAGTTTTCCACTGGATGTTGGAAGTCAAATACAATAATGACTTTCTTATCAAAGAAACCCATCAAATCCATTCCGAAACAGGGTAGATTCTCACCCGTTTTTGGATAGATGATGTTGTTGTAGATGCAGGACTTGTTGTCCCAGATCTCAACTTCCCTAGACTTGAGAATATATTCGTTGTTGTAAATCTTGGCGGAAAGGGAGGTGCCTTTTCCCTCCCAATCTGCCCAGTCACAGATGTTCTCAAGGTCAGGAAACGTTTCCCACAGTACCTTCTTGTACTGGTTCCACAGGGAGTTGGAAGTCGGCGTCAACTTTGTCATAGAGTTCAAGGAATGCTTGTTTGGTTTCATCGTCAAATCGGTTCACACACACTTGGATTGCCTTTGCCTTGTCTTGGAAGATGCTGTAGGCACGGATGATGTGAACCAGGCGGCGGGTGCTAATGATTTCCTCAATACCACCATCATAGAAGGTCTTGCGGATGATGTCTGCCCAGTCACAAAGACGCTTACAGAAATCACTGTCATCCACACCAAGATCCATGGCAACACCCTCAAGAATCTTCTGTTCGGTCTTAGGAGTTGGATACTCCTGCTCAAAGGTTACTGGGAATCGCTCAAGGAATGCCTCATTAAGCACATTGGTGCCAATGAAGCGACCATCATCGCTACCCTTACCCTTAGTATTAGCAGTAGCAAATACATTGAACCCAGTAGCAGGTTTAACGAACTTGCCAATCTTCTTCAGGAACACACCCTTACCTTCAAGGATGGACTGGAGGCATAGAATCTTGTTGGAAGCAAGATCAATTTCATCGAGTAACAGGATTGCTCCTCGTTGGAGTGCTTCCACGACAGGTCCATTATGCCAAACAGTTGCCCCATCGACAAGACGGAAACCACCAATAAGATCGTCTTCATCAGTTTCAATAGTGATGTTTACACGGATCAATTCACGCCCAAGTTGAGCACATGCTTGCTCCACAGAAAACGTTTTACCATTACCAGACAGACCAGTAATGAATGTAGGATAAAAAAGATTGGACTGAATAATCTTCTTAATATCACTAAAGTTACCAAACTTGACGAAGGTATCATCTTTTTCGGGAATGAGATTTTGCTGTTCCTGAGCGGGAACAATTGCAGCAGGTGCTTGGTAGGTTTGCTCCATTTGTTCCCGAACGGTAAGGTTCCACTTACCACGACCAACTTTGTAATCGTTAAGTTTATTAGTGACAGTCTGGTAATTAGAACCATTCATAGCACACCAAGCACGGATGTCGGCGGCAGTCACGGACTCTCCATACACTGCTTGGAGAGAAGTGCGGATGTAGTCAGCAGAGACGGTCATTGAGTCGTTTGTTTTAACTGAAGTTATTATACATCAAAAAGGGGGTCTCTAGGACCCCCAGTGGACAGTTTTGAAACTGGTTCATTCATCAATTTCTTTGAGTTCCTCAATCAATCTTTTTCTGCTGCGGCGTCTGTCTAATTCAACACCATGCTCTCTACCATATGCTTCCAATTCATCTTTGTTCATTTCTTCAAATGAAACTGGTTTTGCTACTGATTCTGCTGGTTCAGATGGAGCGGCAACAGGTTCAGGTGGCGCAGGGGCAGCAGGTGCTGGAGCCTCTACTTTTTTAACGCCAAGAAATTTTCCGAATCTAGACATTGTTCCTATTGATTACCTTTAGATATTTATTAGGCAACAAGTTCTACAAACTCACCAAGAATCTTCTTATTCATTTTCTTAGACTTGAGACTCTTAGCAAATGCGGATTTAATTTGAGTCTTAGTGGCGTCTTCAGCAACCTCAAAGTCAGCATCCTGGGAAAGGGTATTAGCAGAAATACCGAAGTAAGAATGATATCCAGATTTTTTGATAGTGAACGCCCTCTCTTTCCTCCAAATGCTCATGGTCTTCTCATGCTCAGGTCCAAAGTATCCACAGTAGCGGCGAATGAAACTGCCAGCATCACGAGACTCAAGCACACGGATACCGATGAAGTTGATATCCCTAAACTTGTCACGCAGATTGCGAAGCATAATATCAGTAAACTCATACCACTCACAGTCAAGGGAATAGGTCATACCAGTCTTACGGTCACGGAGGAAAGAATTAGGTCCAATATAATTGGTGCCCATAAAAGGTTCATCCTCCCAGCGGCGCTGAACTTCACGGTGATACTTGGGCATTGCTGCCTCACCATCGGTCAAAATGACACACTGAACTTTCTGGAGTTTGTTCTCCTTTTGGAACTGAGGAAGAATTTGGTGAAGGGCAACAAGAGTCTCATTCAGAGGGGTGCCAGAAAGACTCAGACCATAGGGAATGTTGTATCGGGTATAGCAGTTATATCGGAAGGCAGTGGCAAGACGAAAGATGTTCTTCATCTGTTCTTCCAGTGTCTTACCATTAGTCTTGCTGGTGAGAATATTCATCAGAGAGAACCACTCACCCACTTGCACCAAACCATCTTTTTTAGTATAGGCAAGTTCACGAAAATTTGCTTTACCATCATCATCATAGGAAACTAGAGGATAATCGCTAGTGAAAGCATAAACCTCAAAAGGAATGGCAACTTTCTTACAGAACCACACAAGATTAAAGAGTTGCTTGACGGTATCCTGCATTACATCACCCATAGAACCAGACCAGTCAAGGATAAACACAAGACCGTGATTCTTACCATCAGCAAGAGTAGTGACCTTCTTAAAGAGGTCTTCATTGTACTTGTAGGTGTGGAGTTTGGTGCAGTCCAACACACCAGTCCGAGCAGTAGTAGCACGGGCGTAGGAGTCTGCTGCCTTACGACACTCAAACTCTTTGACCAGATAGTTTACTTCTTTCTGCGCCGAACGCTTGAATTCTAAGAACTTCTTATCAACTTCACCAAAGATTTCTTCGGTGGTATATCCATGTTCTTCCATCCAAGAACCCCAATATTCCTTACACTTGTCGTAAATTTCAGCATTAGGAACAATAATTTTATTCAAATCAAGTTTGGGAAGTTCCAGGTAGACATTCTCCTGTCCATTATGATCAACCAAATTCTTGAGTGCTTCCTCAAGTGACTCCATAGTTTTGACTTCAGGTTCCTCATTGGTTTCGCCACCAAGATCTCCAGCAGTGTCGCCACCACCTTGAGGTTTGGATTGATTGCCAACAGGAGCACCTTCGTTGGCATTATCTTCTTCGTTGGCATTGTCGTTGGCATTCTCGGTATCACCCTCAGGTTGATCAGAGAAATCAGAAGCACCTTGATTAGAACCAGAAGTCTGAGACTCCAAATCATCCATCGGGGTCTTAGTTTCTTCTTGCTGCTTTGCTTTACAGAACTTATAGAGTTGCTCTGCAGCAATCAGAACATCAGCAAAGGTTTCAGACTCAGCAATCAGGTTGATAATTTCTGTTTCTTCACCAGGTTCAATAGGAATATCTACAAAATTACCAATCTTAAACCACAAGTTAGCACGGTCAGCAAGATTGAAGGCATCAATATCTTCATTTTCAAGTTGAAAGAAGTCTTCCTCAGACAACTCCTTGTAACCACTATAAAACGTCTTAGCAAGTCCAGCATAACGACGCTTCATCAGTTTCTCAATACGAGCATCTTCAACCACATTCACAAACTGAGGTGGAATCTTATGAGTCTCCAACCAATCCTCATCTGGAGTGTAGAGAGCATGTCCCACTTCATGTCCAACCAGAAGATCATACATGGTGTTACTTGCCTTCTCCCACATTGGCAGGGTCAGCACACGAGTGTGGACATTGAAACAAGCAGTTTCCACTTTCTTGTGCTCAACCACCAGGTCCTCAGTAGCAAGGAGTTTGGCAAGTTGGGACTTGATTTCGTGGCGAACGGTCATTGCTCTGTTGCGTATAGACCTATTATACAAAAAAAGGAGGTCCGAAGACCCCCCCAGTGTGCCAGTTTGAAAAGTGGTTTACTTCTCCCCTTCTCTCTTACCGAAGGTCTTATGTACCATCGTATCTAACTTTGAATGAAACTCAGTCTCCTTCTCTTTACTTGCTCCTTCCTCTTCTTCTTCGCTTTCCTTTTCCAATTCATCAGGAGCATACTTTACTGTCTTACCATCTTCACGCTTGACAGTATAATACTTCCCCTTTCCTTCTGGATCAACCTTTACAACTTCACCTTCCATTCCACTTTCTTTGCAGGTGACTTCATCACCAACCTTGAAATGAGATTCATTGATTGGTGCATAAATTGAAGCATATGCCTCAACAAATCCTCTAAATTGCTTTAAATCCATTTTCTTGACTTTTTAGGTATTTATAAAAAAGAAGCGTCTCGTTGATTGAGACGCTTCTTGAGTGCTTGGCGACGTGCCTTTGCTTGTCGGAGTGCTTGTGGTTTAAGTTTTCGTTTCTGTTCTTTCTTAGAGTGGTGCTGCCAGTTTGGG